GATTCCATGTTCTTTCGTATCAATTCTCTGTTTTTAGCAATGTCGGATTCGTTGATTATTGGCTTACGATCAAAAATAACTTTTTCTAATTTTAATGTATCTATTCTTTCGTTAGGTACATATCTCCAAACATAATCACCGTCCCACTCGCCGCCTTTTTTGTTTATGCCAAACACTGTTTGAGTCATGCCTATTTTAACTATTAAAGCACGTTCTCCATCTAGTATAACTTTATCACCTTCGCTAAAACTTTTGTTAAAGGCAAAAGCCATTCCCTTGGCTACTTTCATAGCCCAATCTTTAATCATCATGGCTATAATAATCATCACTAACATGCCTATAAACGGCATTAAAAATTCTGTGATTTGTAGTGCTGCTTGGTCTGGTGTTAACAATGAATTGCTCCTCAACAATATTTAGTCAGAACAATAACATAATTAGTTACACTGTTATTTTATTACCAGCCGTTGGGCACTACCAGGTAATGGATGAATAATACAATGCCAACACTAGCACCAAGTCCAATCATCATCTTGATAAAGTCCTTTGTTACCAATGGGAACACCTGTTTCATTTTAGTGTTCCTAACGTGAGCAATAGCAAGTTCACGCCCTGTTAACAAGCCTACGAATACCCATGTTGTTGACATTGGTATTGAATTTAATTCTTTGAAGAAGTATAGTATAACCAAGTATACTAAGTCAATTAGTGTTGCTGATCTTATGTAACGTGTGGTTTGTTTTTCCAAAACAATGTCCTGGATTTTACCACCGCCTTCGCGGAACATAAAGCCTAGCAATGCTACAAATACTATGCTAATAACAATCATTAGGTCCCATGGGATCTGCCTAGGTAGAAACACCGCAATATTAGCCATGTCATGGCTCAGCCAAGTCCACCATAATAGAGCAGTTGTGGCCCATTGCGCGGTTCGCCAATAAGGACGACTCCAATGATCTCCCATTGATCGATTTTCATTAATTATTCTGCTAATAATATGCCATAGAGCATAAGCACTAACAGCCGCTAATGCATAACCCATTATTGACTTCATCAGCATTTTTTCAAGCACAAAGCTAGTTGCAAATGCACTTAAAACTAAAAAGGACGTACTTACTGGTACGCCTACTCGTGTTAATAAAAGCAATATTCCCGGTGCTACAGCATGGTACCAGTATATCTCTTGAAATGGGATCTTAGTTAAACGTCCATAACTAATATCTCCTCCTGAGGTATACCACCCATACCATAATGCCCATAATAAAACCGCACTAGCGGCGGCCCAAAGTATTTTCCAATTAAAACGCTCGTGATTGCTGGCTATCCAAGTGCCCAGTGTTTGTACACTGTCGTTAGCGATAACACTGTATGCTGCCATGAGAAATCCCACGGCCATCCATATTGTAACTAGTTCCATATTTAAAAAACTCCATCTGTTGTTCCTAGTTATTTAACTTATAGAGTGTTACAAAAAAGTTACAAAAATATTTTTTTATTAATTAAATTAGACTAGCGAAGTTTTTTAGCACCATTACAGTTGCTACTAGATTATTTTTTGTATTTAGATCGTCGGCTAGTTCATCTAGTTTATCTGTACGAACTAAATCTTCTAATAATTCATCGTACTCGCTTTGGCTTATGCTACCTGTTTTTACTTGTTCAAATAAATCTAGCGCGATCTTTGCCCGTTCGCTAGCCCAGTCTGGACCATTGTCAATTAAAGCCTTTAAATCATTTACCGCTTCATTTAGTTTTTCCATTATAAGTCATACCTTCCTAGTACTGCCTGAGCACTGTCTTTGCTCTGTTTGATTAATAGTTTCTTTTTAATTTCACAATAGGCTTCGCTGCCCTGTTTTTCTTTGCTACGCTTATAAAAATCTTCTACGGTGTCCTGCATGGGTTTTATAAGTTTTAGAACATCTCGCTGTAACCAACCTTTGCTTTCGCTATATAATTGGAACCACTGTAAGTCATCTCTAATGCTGGATACCTGAGATAGGTGTGGTTGTTTACAATCCATGTTTGTTGCTTTAACATAAACATCCACTATACGTGAACTTTGGTTGTCGTCCCAGAAACTAGGGATAACATCAGTTAAAGCACAGCCTGATAAAAATAATAAAAATAAACTTGTTGATAAAAACTTTCTCATGTTATTTCCTTACATTCACTAATATCTTTAGTACTACAGTCATTGCAGGTGCAGCTTTTACAAATCTCTATTCTACCTAAACGACGCCCATATTCGTTCCAAGCATCTTCATAGAGTGGTCCACCACAGTGACTGGGATGGCCACAGTTGTTACAGTTTCTATCTGTACCTGCTGTACCAGCGTAAATTCCTCCATCTACTGTCATTTAAATAATCCTTTAAAACTAAACGCTGGACTGGGTTCTACACTTTTTTTAACTTCTTCTTGACTCTTGGTTATCTCTTTATTAGCATCTTCTATGGCTTTACCACTTTCTTTGTAATAATTTTCGTAGGCAACAATAATAGCTTTTTGCTGTTCTATAAATGCTCTAATACTGCTTAAATTCTCGCCTAGATTGGCGTAACCCTTATCTGTAAGAGCAAACAGTGTCATGGGTCTACCTGACTTTTTTATCTCTTCAAAAATTGTTTGATAATTTTCCAACGTAATTACATGCCATTCTACCTGCCGTGAACTTAAACTTAAAACGTCCGACTTGGGCAGAGTAAGTTTAGGTATTTCAACTGGTTTTGAACTTATTTCTAGGACCCTAGGACTACTGCAAGCACTAAGGCTTACTAGGACCAGGCCACAGCCAAGGACACTCGCTATTGAACGCTTTACCTGACTTAGCATTTTTTTCTGCCTCCGTTAATTTTGAACCACTTTCTATTTCAAAACATCTCAACACTTTTGCACTCGCACTGTTAATCATGCGTTGAACTGTGTCTGGTTTTTTCTCACCGAGAACCGCCAGATCGTGTTTTGCAAGTTTATTAGTTAGTACCTGATTATTTGCTCTTGCCTCTGCAAACTGGCTATTAACACGATTTAACTCTTCGCTCATGCGCTGATAACTTTCTTGTAGTGCTTTGGTTGCTGCTTCTGCTGTTTGAGCGGCTATTGTAGCCTTTGCTTCATTAGCAACAAGAATACGCATTTTTTCCTGCGTGTCATTGTAGTACCAATAGCCTATGCCAGACATAGCCATCATTAGTATTAACATTATGCCAGCGATTTTCAAACCCATGGGTTTATCTACCTTTAAACGTTACGCATTCTTTCTACTAGTCTGCTGGCTCTATTTGGAACCTGCTTATACCACGAGCTATCAACCATTTCGTCGGCTGCTCGATTCCAATCTCGAGCATCAACACCAGCCTTCATGCCTTTGAATTTTGATAATCTAGGATAGCCAAGATTAAACATCATATTGGCGATAATTAGCTGCGCTTCTTCGGGCAACACATAGAAATCTGGATAAAGCTTTTCACAGTCCTGTAATACAACCTGTATATCAGATTCGAACACTGAAATTACCCTATCTTCCGTAACGGGTGTTCCAGCTGGATAGCCGTATTCAGAATCATTGGATGTAACCAGGTGTCCAATACCAAAAGTAGGATAACCTAGGTGATCTAGATAGATTTCGTAGACTACGCCTTCATCATTGGCTAGGTCTTGTCTTAGCTTTTGTAAGTCCATGTATGTCTCCTTGGCGTCGTGGAACTCTTGCGATGTTAAGCATGCTTTCTAGCATTGCGTTTGAGTTTCTTATATCTCTGTACTTCTTTGGACTAAGTGGTACATGAGCTGCTATGTTATTTTTTGTTAGAGAATATGTGGGATCTTTTCGACCGCCGAGATAGTAGAGCATATTCCATGATTCAAGTTTTATCCCTGTAAGATTCTCCAGATCTTTTATAAGTTCGATAAAGTTTTCTGGAAAACTGGTCCTACGCTCCGCTTCAACAAATACCAGCCAGTGATTAGATTTTATTTCACCGGCACTGGTTTCAGCATCTAGTATCCACGGATATCCTTTTTCTAAAAAATTTTCAAGATCAAATGCTGCCTGCTGTCCAATTACGCTAAAGCTTGCTACAATAACAGAATCATCCGTGCCCATTTTAGGACTGTATTCGTCAAAATGAACCGTGGGTTTTACCCTGTCTTGTAGATCATTTGGATCTAAACTTTCATTTAATGTATCCACTGTTAGATTGTTCCTTGGGCTTGTTGCTCTTGGGGTTGTGCTGCCGGTCCAACCGATGAGTTACTTACATCATTGATGCCTTGGTCATAAGCATCGTCAAGATCTGACAAGTCTATGTCCTTACCTTCAAGTTCGATAAATCCTTCAACTACGTCTTTGACTAATTCAACTGGCATTTTAAGTTTGACCAACCACACAGGATCTTCTTTGAGTTTTGGTTTCTTAGTGCCTGGTCTAAAGTCACTGTAACTTTGAACTTTAACTGGTACTACAAGTTTGTCTTTTTTGTATTCAACAATAACGTTGTAGCCCAGCAGTCTTTTACCACCATCTGGGTCCGGCATTAGACGATTTGGATACATAAACGTACACTCGACCCAGTGTCTGTGTTTTATTGGACCTTCGACTAATTCGCCTTTTTTCCAGTTCTTGAAAGCATATAAATCTACTTCATCAAGAACCCGTTCAAAGTCCATGAGCAATTCAAGGCTAGCCTCGCTCATGTAAACTTTTTTAGTATTTTCAACAATTTCTTTAATATCCATATATATATTTATTATTCTAAACTGTTATTCATTTTCTTTGATAGACACTTCATAGCCCCAAAGGTATTTAATATATTCTAATACGCGATCGCGAGAACCGCCCAAACGTTGTTTATTATGCTTGGTATAGGATAAAATTAATTCTCTACTGCCCTTGAGATTAGCGTCGACTATTTGTATGTTTGGTTGGAACTTTCCTATACTATATTGATAACTTAAACTTTCTTTTATTTTAGCATAGCCTGTTTTATTTTGTATACCAGTGACTTCAACATAACTGTCCGTTTCTTGGTCACTTACTTCAAATAAACGCCATTTACGCATTATACGTGGGCTTAAAAATTGTGTTATAAAACTTTCGTCCCTATAATTAATTACAGCATCTAAGCATGTTTCCAACCAGTTTTTGCCTGCTATATGTGGAAAATATTCTAGATCTTCTGCTGTGGGTTCAGAGCAAATCCTGCGTATATCCGTAAACATATCAAAGCCCAGGGCATAGGGATTAAAGCCATTATAGTATTTGTGGTCATGATCCAGTTGCCTTAGTACGCCGCTGTGGCTGTGAATAAACTCAATATAATGCCCGTCGCTGATTAAGCCCTTTTCCCAGAGTCTGTTCATAATATAATAGTGCGTAAAACTAGCCCAACCTTCGTTCATTAGTTTTGTTTGGCGCTGTGGATAGAAATACTGGCTTATCTTACGAACTATTCTCACAATCTCCCTTTGCCAACTCTTTAAACTAGGTGAGTTTTTTTCTATGAAGTATAGGATATTTTCCTGCGGATCTCGGGGAAACCTTTCTTCTTTAACTTCTACAACTTTCTTTTTACGTTTAGGCAAGGTTGACCATAGCTGGTTCGCTTGTTGTTGAACATATTCTTCCCTGGCAATTTGTTGTTCAAGTTCTTTTTCTTTGTTAAGTTTACTGGGTCTACGATACTTATCAATGCCATAGTCCATGATAGCGTGACAAGCATCCAGTGTTTCCTCTACTAGTTGTGTGCCGTGTTTTTCTTCGCACTTCTTTATGTAGTTTTTAGCAAAGTTTAGGTAATCTACTA